AACGGTTCGTTTCCACTCAAAATCAGAAATTTTGTTGTAAATCGTTACTGTATCCGTAAATAGTCCACTCATAACGCACCTGCCAATCCCGTACCGGAAAGACCACCTCTCGCAATTGATATAAGTTGGGATTCTTTCTCCGCAACTGTAGTAATCTTATATGATTCGGAATATCCATCATTGCTGACAGATGAAATGCCTGTTCCCATACCAGTAGACTCTTGCTTATAAAGTGCATTTATCAGATCACAGACGGTATTCTGTATCTGCATATGCACCTGCTTCTGAAAGTACGTTGCCGATGCTTCATCATAAACATCTTCAAATTTTCTTGCCCTCATGTGGGTATACACATCCAGCTTTGCAGATGCTTTTTGGAGAAATGCTGGAAAATCATCTTCCGGAACATTCGTATAAATGGAGCTGTAATGCTCCCAATCAATATAAGGCATATCAAGCTCCCTCTCTTTCCTTAGGCAGTCTTGCCTAATAATTTAATTCCTTTCAGCACACCAGCCATCTTGCTGTTTTTAAGTACTGCTCCAGCAATCAACTCGACTTCTCCTGTTTTTACAGCTCCAGGTGCCTGTAAATCTGGAAGGTATGTCTTAAGCATCTTGCTACCATCTACGGAAATTCCGTGGAATGCATCAAGTCCAAGTTTTGCTGCATAAATATCAGTTGTACCATACGTATCTGAACCAGGTGTTGATGTTGAAACAACATCTTCTGTAGTAGAACCGTTGTAATACTGTCCTGCATCCATAAGAATAATTCCATTGTATGTCTCTACAGTTCTACCGAAATCATCCTTATTTCTGTCATAATATCCTGCTCTACGTGCCGCGGACTTCACCTTTGTAAGCATCTTACTATTCATCATTAACACATCTGGTTTTGCAGCCAATAATGCAATGAATGTATCTAATTCATCAAGCAATGCGTTGTAATTGCTGTCTAATAATGTAGATGTTGAAATGTCAATATCAGTTGTCATCTCGGTTGATTTTCCAGTTAAAATCTTTTTAAGTCCGTCAAAGGTATTAGGTACATATCCTGTACCAGAAGCCGCAGATGTTCCATTAATGACCAAATTGTGGAAGTAATTCGCTCCCGCCTTTGTTTTCTCTTTAATCTGGAAATCCATCTCATTAATAGCACCAGATGTCTGTGCGATCACACGGTCAATCTGGAATGAGCCACCAAGGATTACCGGGCTTGCTGTGCATTTGGTTCTCTTTGCTTCGTTTGGTGAGTACTCAGCATTAATCTGACGTACTGATGCGGTAGATGGTGTCTCTAATCTCTGATATCCATATACCAGATTGCTACCGCCTGTTGGTGAAATGGTATCATCAAATGTCAGTTTATCGAGCAGGATAGACGATCTTCTAAATTCATCGATCACATTCTGTTCTACTTTGTCTGCATAACCGACTTTTGCTTCTTCTAATGTTAATGCCATGATTCATTCTCCTTTACTGTTTATACTTTTCTTTTAATGCGTCCATCAGAGAAGAAACTCCTTCATCAGGTGTCTTTTTCACTCCCCCGATAAGATCAACTTTTCCTGCAGGTTTCGGTTCCGGCTCACCGAACAGCATTTTGCTGTCCTCTGCTTCCGTCAATGTCTTGATTGCTGCTGCAATGTCCTCTTTCTGATTTTTTGATGCTTTCAAGACATCAACATCCAAAAGAGCAGTGATCGCCTTAGCATTCTTACCATTTGCAGATGCAATACTCTCTTTGAGAAGATCATTGAAATCACGATCCGCAATCTCCTGCTGATGCGTTGCATCTTTTGTCTTAATGTCTTTCTCAAGATCTTCGATTTTCTGCTTCATTCCGCTCACATCGGCATCCTTAAACTCCTCAAGATCCTTTTTCAGATCTTTGATGGTTGTTTCCTGTGTCGCGGTTATAGTCTTCTCAGCAGTCAGATCTGCCTGTGCTGTTTCCAGATCTTTATGAACCGGATCAAGCTCCGCATGATGCATGTCCAATACTTTATCGATCTGTTCTTTCGTCATGCCAAGTGCTTCTAATTCTTCTCTCTTCATTACTTCTATCTCCTTTAACGATGATTTATTTAACGTGGGAGAATCACCCACAGATAATTGCGGACAGTGGATTTGAACCACCACTACTGGCTAAGGAAACCAGTATGCTACCATTACATCAATCCGCGGCATTAAAAAGAGCCAATCAATCAAGTCCTAATTTAAGACTTGACTAATCGGCTCTAATCATCGGCACTATCGTTATTAAACTTTCTCGTTTGCAGTGCTTGCATTTGCACGGCAAATTTTTAACTTCGGTATCTTTATTGATTGCCAAAAGGTGGCTTCCACACTTTGGACAAGGATACCAGATAAATCTACTAGGATTCAATATATCACCCCTAGTGATATTATATAACACTTTTTGCATGTTAGCAATGAAAAATAGTCATTCTATTGTAAATAGTGTTTTATATTCCTCTTATTCCTCCATAAATACAATCTTTTGTAGCACATTCTACAGCAATAGAATTTCCTCTTTTATCATAATTAATTATATTGCCACAACGAGGACATCGTACATCTTTTTGGGGATTATTAAGTTTTTCGTTTAATGCTTTCCGTTCTATATCATTCATCATAACCATAAATTATCCTCCTTGCATTCTTATTATACTTAACAGGAACTCCCGCTTCTTTTGCTCTGTCGTATGCATCAAGCATTAACATTCTTCTATCCATATCCGTTAATCCGGGCGCATTGATTGATGCAGAATAACTCGCCCTAAATTCATCTCTCCAATCACCAATCCTAAACTGTGATGGATCATTCATATAATGTCCGTAATATTCATGCGCCAAAACTGCTTTTTCTGACAATAAATCTCTATTGTTTGTTGATTCCTTATCAGGTATGATATCTCCCCTTATATGGATAATTTTAGTTCCATCAACAAAACCTGTCTGCGTTCCTGTATTAAAACTAAGAATATCTACTGGAATATCCAATTCATTTGCATATTGCTGTATTTTTTCAATTTGTTCATCTTCTAATACAACAAATGGACTCTGTCGCATTCCGTTTGCCATATTCCTACTATTAATTATACCACGATTTTTACTTCTTACAAATTTATTTTCACGCTGATATGTAACAGTTTTGACGAGATTACTCGTTCCAGTAACCAATCTAAGTCGGTTATCACGCTCTTTCAGCCCGGCAGCCTTTGAAAAGCTTTTATAATCTGCCATCTGTCCACGCAATTTATTCTGCAAATCCTGTGCATCGCCGCCAATACTTTTTATTGCTTCAATTTCTCTCTTGGTTGCTCTGATCTGCCGCTCCATCTGACGCTGTTTCTGCGTGGATTCATAATAAGTATAGGTCTTT